AAATTAAAACACTTTACAACTGACGAAACTAACTTTATATTATTTGAACCGAACCATGGTTGGCATAGAGGAACTCATGTTGAAGATGGGGAACGTATAGCACTACAAGTGATAATGAAACCAAATGAACTTAACTGATAAACTTTCTGACGAAGTGTTACAACGAAGAGTGTTCAATCCATACTATTATGATTTACATACTAAAGAATTTTTAATAGGTAAAACCAAAGACTACATTCCTAAAAATAGTTATGTATTAGATATTGGTGCAGGTGTTGGACAATATACACGATGGTTTGCTAAACATGCCGATATTGTATTTGCATTTGAAGCCGTACCTCCAGTCTACAATCAACTAAAAAAGGTAGAAGATGAGTACGATAATGTTACAACACACAATGTGGCTATGAGTAATATGGAAGGTAACCAAAAGTTTTATGTAGATGATAAAAGATTATCAAACTCGTCATTTCAAAATCTTGTCAGTGGTATACCTATAACTGTAGAAACAAGAACCATTGATTCAATGTATGCAAAGACTCTTATACATGGTTACAAGTGTGGGTTTATAAAAATAGATACAGAAGGAACAGAACTTGATGTATTAGAAGGTGGAGAGAAAGTTATAGAAAGAGATAAACCAAACTTAATGATTGAGGTTTATGATAAGTTTAACAAGTATCCAGTAGAAACAACCTTTGAATTTTGTTTTAAACATGGCTATGAATGTTTTTATAATCATAGGGGTAAAGGACTTCAACCAGTGAAAGATACTGAACACGGTGTCAAAGTAGCTATAACAATGCCAGACATAACGGATGGCGACTTTTTATTTATACATGGCAGTAGAACTTAAAAATAGTGTATTCATACACGTACCGAAGACTGGTGGACGTTGGATCAAACAAATGTTATTTAGTTATGTAGAGGGCGCTAAAGCTATCGGTGATGCGATATATGACTCACATAATACACCATTCACCCATAAACAACCTTTTGCTTTCCTACGACATCCTATGACGTTTGTACATAGTTTGTTTCATCACAGAGCCAGAAAGAAAGCAAACAAGTATGGTAATCAATGGAACTGGCAAGAAGACATTAGACTTGAACGAAAGTGTCAAGCCGAAGATTATGAAACATTCCTGACTAAAATAGTAGAGAATAAGAATGTGGTAAAAGATTATTATGACCACTATACTTTAAATCATTATCCCTATATTCAGTTTGGGTATATGGAAAGATTATGTGATGATCTGATCATGATTATGGATGGTATTGAAGAAAAGTTTGATGAGCCGTCAATACGTACACATAGTAAACTTATTATAGGTGGAAGAGATCCATCTAAGTCTATAACAGTTCAAGAGGCTATGATAAAAGAAGAATATTTAAAAGCTATGTATGAGTCAGAAAAAGAATTATTTGAAAGGCATGAAGTATGGATGCCGTAGCTGACTATCTTAGAGAGAAATTGACGACAACTAAAAATAATTTAAGTGAAACAATAGCAACAGGTTCATCTGAAAATTATGCAGACTATAAGTATCAAGTTGGTATAATAGAAGGCTTGACTATTGCTATCGAAGAACTTAAATTAGCAGAAAAAAACTTATACGAAAAAGGAGAAGAAGACTAGTATGAAGGCAGCAGGAGTAGCAACAGCCATATCTGGCAACGACGAATGGATTACTAATAAAGAATCACCCGATCCAGAGGTGTTACCTAATCTTCCTGGTTATCATGTATTGATTAGACCAGTGTCTATTAGAGAAAAAACTAAAGGAGGTATATTACTTCCAGATAAATTTAAAGATGATGCTCGATACTTAACAACTATTGGTCGTGTTTTAAAAGTAGGCGAACTTGCCTATGCTGACCGTGATAAGTTTAAAGGAAGAGCATGGTGTAAACCCGGCGACTATGTTGTGTATGGTAAGTATCAAGGTGATAAATTCTCTTACAAAGGTATTAGAATGATTCTATTGTTTGATGACCAAGTATTAATGGTTGTACCAGACCCGAAAGACCTTGACCCTAACTATTTGGATATCAGTAAGTAATATTATATAATGAGATTGTTGACGTAAACGTAACTCGTAACTACGGAGAAAAAATGAACGAAGAAAACAAAACACAAGATGACGGCTACGAAGAAGTAGACGTTACTAAATCCCAAAAAGAAGAACCAGATAAAAACTACGAAGTCGAAGAGACTGTCGAAGATAATACGGTTGAAGCCAAGAAAGAAGAAAGAGAAGAATCAAAAGATTCTGAACCTCAAGAACTTGATGGTATCAATACGGCTGGTGCTGAAAAAAGAATAAGACAACTAATTAAACAACGTAAAGAGAGAGAAGAACAACTTGAAGCTCAAGAGCAAAAGATAGCTGATTTACAATCACAACTTCAAAACTCAACACAAAAGGTTCAAGAAACTGAGAAGGCTAGTTTAGTTAGTTATGAGAATCAACTTAAAGATAAGCTTAAACTTGCTGAAGAAGGATATAAGAATGCTTATGACTCAGGTGATAAGGATAAACTTCTTGATGCACAGAAAGCTATTGCCGATGCAACGACTGAACTTAGAATGGTTGATGCTAAAAGATTCTATATGGACGATCAGGCAAAGAAAACTGAAACGGTTGAGCCTAAAAAAGAAGAAGAAGCTAAACCAACTCAAGAAGCTAAACAACCAGCAAAGCTACACAAGCTAGCTAGGGAGTGGATATCTGATAATAGTGAGTGGTATAATAAAGATAGAATTACTACACAAGCCGCACATATTATAAATGAAGATTTATTACAAGAGGGCTTTGATCCAGAGAGTGAAGAGTTCTATACTGAGATAAGTAAAAGGCTAAAAAAAGAAATGCCTCACAAGTTTGGTCAGCAGGAAGAACCAACAAACAAACCTGCTCAAGTGGTTGCTGGAAAGTCACGTACTTCGGCATCATCCAAAGGTAAGATAAGACTATCTCAAGAAGATGTCCGTCTTGCTAAAAAGATGGGAGTACCGCTTGATGTGTATGCTAAAGAAAAAGCGAAGGTTGAGAAAGCCGGGAATGACTACACTACAGTAAATATATAACGTGGATAATGAAAGGTAATAATTGATATGACTACACCAAAAACAAATGACGTAAAAGTAGCGACTCGTTCAGCGCAAAGTACAGCTCGAAAACAAAGAGGTGTATATCAAAAGAAGAATTGGTTAAAGGTTCCTGAAGAGGTAACTAATAGATTCAAAGAAAAAGGACTTATCCTTAGATGGATCAGAGTTTCTCTGAAGGGTCAGTATGATGATCAGAATGTACAGGAAAAACAATTTGAAGGGTGGGACTTTGTTCGACCTGAAGATGTTCCTGAACTCAGTGCTGGTTTCCAAAACCAAGCTGTAGGTAGTCTCGGTAAACTTGTTATCCGTGGTGATGTAGCTTTAGCAACAAACACTATAGAAAATCAAGAGGGATATAAACAACATGTAGATGAGTTTACACAATCCCAAACTGATGCAATCAACAGACAGCTTATGAGTAAGAATGATCCTCGTATGCCAATCTCTAACAACAGTCGATCAAAAGTTACCACAGGTAGACCAACACACTTTGATAAATAAAGGGTGTCGGTTAAAATTTAACTTAAACACTTACTTTTGAAGGAGGAAGAGATGGCAACATCGAAAAACTTTAGAGGACTCCAACCTTCTAGAATGCGTGGCGGTGCTTATAATACCAGTGGTATGAATGAGTATGGGGTAAAGGCAGCTCATGCGACTGCAATTTTCCAAGGTGACTTGGTAAAGATTGTTAGTGGCAAGGTGCATAAAGTCTCAGCCGCAACGGATTTAGTTGCAGGAGTTTTTATGGGTGCTAATTGGGTTGATCCAAACACAAAGCAACCAACCTTTAATAACTACTTTCCAGCAGGTCAAGTTCATCACGGACAAGGTGAAGCGAAAGCTTTAGTCATTGATGATCCAAATGCTACATTCGAAATTCAAGCAGGCGCTTCAGTGGCAGACACTCAGCTTCACTTGAACATGGATGTATCATTAGGTGCTGGATCTACAATCACAGGTATGTCTGGATTTAGCTTAAAAGGCGGATCAGGCTCTGTTCAAGCAAAGACTTTAAGACTTTTGAGAAGGTCTACGTTACCGGGTGAAGCCGCAACTGATGCATTCCCAAATATTGAAGTTAAAATTAACCAGCATAGAGATCACTACGGACTTGGTTCCACGGTCTCGATTGCCGACTTAGCATAGGAGGGAATATATTATGGCTATAAATAGAGGTAATATCGCTAAACAGCTCCTTCCTGGACTAAACGCAGTCTTTGGATTGGAGTATGGCTCAATAGATGACGAACACGCATCTTTGTTTGAGACTGAAAACTCGGATAGAGCTTTTGAAGAAGAAGTTCTTTTCACTGGTTTCGGTGAAGCACCAACTAAATCAGAAGGTGCAGCGGTGCAGTATGATTCTGCTTCAGAGTCATTCACTAGCCGTTACTCACACGAAACAGTTGCTTTAGCTTTCGCAGTTACTGAGGAAGCAATGGAAGATAATTTGTATGATACTTTTGCGAAAGTACGTGCAAGAGGTCTTGCAAGAGCAATGGCTACTACTAAACAAGTAAAAGCCGCAAATGTGTTTAACAATGGTTTTAACGCAAACTTTGCTGGAGGAGACGGAGTTGCATTCTTCTCTAACAGTCACCCTGTCGTGGGTGGTACTCAAGACAACTTACTAGCAGCATCAGACTTATCTGAAGCTACACTAGAAACTGCCTTGATTGCTATTCAAAATACACAAGACGACAGAGGTATCTTAACTGGTACACGTGCAGAATCTTTGCACATTCCACCGAATCTACAGTTTACAGCTGAGAAAATCTTAGCAAGTACACTGTCAACTTCGATTGGTGTGAATCCTACCACAGCAGCAAATGGAGCTACAAACTTGAACGATGTTAATGCAGTACGTTCAATGAGTATGCTTCCTAAAGGCTACTTTGTAAATCATAGGTTTACAGATACCAATGCGTACTTCATTAAAACCGATGTTCCAAACGGAGCTAAAATGTTCGTAAGAGCACCATTAGCTACAAAAATGGAACCAGACTTTGATACTGGTAACTTGAGATTCAAAGCTAGAGAAAGATATAGCTTTGGTTTCAGTGACTGGAGATCATATTACGGTTCTGCGGGAGCATAATCTAACTAGTAAAAGGGGTCTTAACAAGCCCCTTTTATTTATAAGGAATTAAATATGGCAACAAATATAAAATCAAGTTTTGTTTCAGCTACTGGTACGATTGATTCAAGTTCTGGTCGTATAAGAGGCTATAGTTTTGTAAATAATTCTACATCTATTAAAGAACTTACATTAAGAGATGGTGGCGCTACTGGTGACATTGTTTTAAAAGTTCAACTTAATAGTGGTGGCGCAACGGATCAGTATATTGAAGATGCTGGTATTCGTTACGAAACAAATTTACATATAACTGTACCTACAAGTGCAGCTGGTACAGTCTTTACTGGCTAGACTTATGGCTACTCGTAAAAAGAAAGGCATGGGCATAAAGTCCAGTGTCAAATCTGGTAACTTTAGACCTACGAAACAAGGCGCAGGTATGTCGGCTAAAGGTGTCGCCGCTTATCGTCGTGCTAATCCGGGTTCTAAATTAAAAACTGCTGTTACTGGTAAAGTCGCAAAGGGTAGTAAATCTGCGAAAAGAAGAAAGTCATTTTGTGCACGGTCTGCGGGTCAAGCCAAGATGCATAATGTTAACTGTAAAAAGACACCAAATAAAAGAATCTGTCAAGCAAGGAGGAGATGGAAATGTTAGATATTAAAATGATATGGATGAAGATTAAAGAAAAGTGTATAGAGTATTGGCCACATAAATGTAAGAAAGATGTTATCATTGCTATTTTTGCAGGTTTACTGGTATGGTGCTGGGTATTCTAGAATGACTAACAAAGAATTAACTGATATTAAACTTGAGTTAACTCGTCACATTGAAAGAGAAGCACAACTTCGTGAAGATGTATCTGAGTTAAAAGAAGATATGGGTTGTGTAAAACGGTCTATATTTCAAGTTAAGTGGTTAGTTGTCGGGGCTGTGTGTGCTACCATAGTCATGCAATCTGGAGCATCGGCTGTGATTGCAAAGATACTTATAGGTATTTAATATGGCTGAAGAAACAAATAAAGGTATTACACCATTAAAAGACTACAAAGAGTTTGTAGAAAAACAACCATCGGGTTTAGGTTTAGCTTATGAATTATCTCCGATTACAGGAGAGGCTAAATCATTAGCTGATATACCTGAGTATTATGAAAAAACAAAAGAAGATTTAGAATCAGGAGATTATCTTGATGCCTCTGGTAATGCAGCTTTATATTTATTATCAGCACTAGGGGCTATTCCAGCCGTCGGTCTTGCACCACGAGCTTTAAAATCTTTAGCTAAAAACTTTTCAAAAAAACCAATTCAAGGTATTGGGGACTCTCCTTTACGTTTAACTGATGATAGGGATGTGCCTTTACAGCTACCTGATAAAACTAAAGAAGTTAAATTAATAGAAGATAAAAAATTAAGAGAACAAGAAGCTATCACAAGACAGATGAAAAAAGAACAAATGCTTGATCAATTAGATGATAAGTATGGTTATGTTGATCCAGAGGATTATATTACAGGTGGTTTACATCCTTATGAAACATTAGACGGAAAAAGTTTAGAAAAATATTTAGAGTATTTGGATGGTTCTATAGTTCCTGGATCAAAAAAAGATTTAATTGATCCTAAATTAGAACCCTTTGGTAAAGGTGGTAAAGAGTCTATCGTTTATGAGTCAGTGCCTAGTAAAGGTAAAGGCAGTGAATACCAAAGAGCTGAACGTATCATAGTCAGACAATATGAGGGAACTTCTCCAAAGACTGGCAAACCAATGTATACTCAAAAAACATTTATACCTAATAGAACTTTTGTTAAAGATATTGCATCCCATTTTGGATACAAAGAAGGTGGATCAATAATAGCTTCAAATCCCTATGGTAATTATGAACCTCGTGGTATATAATGAGTTATGGTAATAAGTCGTGCTAATATAGGACAACAAATAACAAAACCACCGAGTAAACCAAAGAAACGGAGGAAGTATGCAAGTAACAAAAAACGTCGTAAAGTTTAATAAATTATTAGTTAAGATTCCAAAGGCCACTAAAAGAGTTTGGGATTTATCAGAAAACAGATGGGGATACAAGTATGACAAAGTTATGTCCTAGAGGTAAAGCTGCTGCTAAACGTAAGTTTGCAGTATATCCCTCAGCTTATGCAAATGCATATGCGTCAAAGATATGTGCGGGTAAGATAAAAGATCCTAGTGGTAAGAAGAGAAAAGATTTTAAAGGACCAAAGCCTAGTAAAGCTGGTGGTGGTAAGATTAAATTAAAGAATGGTGGCATAGCTCGTGGTTGTGGTAAAGTTATGAACAACCGTCGAAAAGTAACTAAGTATAGATAGTATGACTGAAAAAAATTATTACACACAAAGAGAATGGGACAGAGTTGTTGGTTATGGAAAGGTTCCTAATAAATATAACTTAAAGAAAAAGAATGGCTAAGAAAGGTTTAAAGACTTGGTTTAAAGAAGATTGGGTTGATATATCTACTGGTAAAAAATGTGGTCGTAAATCAGCTAAGTCGTCAAAAAGAAAGTATCCAGTCTGTCGTCCAAAGGCAGTTGCTAACAAAATGTCTGCTGGACAGAAATCTTCGGCAGTTAAAAGAAAAAGAGCCAAGACTAATATTGGACCAAAACCTACATCGATAAGATATCCGATTAGCGCTAGTGGTAAGAAACAAAAGGTTAAAACAAAAAGAAAGGCATAGACGACGATGATAGACCCATTCACAGCTTTCGCCGCACTAAAAGGCGCTACTGATGCTATAACCAAAGCTATTAAAGCTGGTAAGGATTTAGCTAATATGTCAAGCACTGTGTCGAAATGGGCAAAGGCCGAAGCTGGTTTACAAGTTGTGGCTAGTAATAAATCAAGTGGATTAGGTAAAGTTCTTGGTAAACTAACTGGAACAGAACAGAATGCTATTGATGCACACTTTAGAAATGAAGAGGCAAAGAGAATACGAGATCAAATGAGAGAAATGTTTGCATTGTATGGTTCTCCAGGACAGTGGGAGAGACTACAAAAAGAAATTGCATTTGAAAGAAAGAGACAGGCAACACTATTAAAACAAAAAATACAGATGCAAAAACGAAGAAAGAATATTATAATAGGAATCGGAGCTGGGTTGATCGGATTGGCAGCCGTAGCTTTCGAAGTATATGTGTTAACCAATCTATAATAAGGAGTAAGTAAAATGAGTAAAGCAATGGAAACTAAAATGAAAAAGCTCATGGCTGAAAACAAAAAGTTAAAAGCTATGATGAAAGGACCAAAGAAAATGGCTGGTGGAGGTAAGACTTCCAAATACAGAATGAAGGGTGGAGGTAAAACATCTAAGTACATGGCTAAAGGTGGTAAAACTTCCAAGTATATGGCAAGAGGTGGTAGAGCCAAGTAGTGTCGTATACGATTTCTAATATCCCACACTTTAAGTGTTGGGTGAGGAAAGAGTTCACACATAATCATGAGGAATATCAAGGTGAGTTTCTTCATGCATTAGCTTTTGCCGTGTGCACTATTCCAGACAGATGTTTGAGTTTTCAAGTTGTATTTACAGGATGTGGTGAAGACCATCCCAATCCTCACGGTGGCGCAATGTGGGCACGTATGCCTATAACTGCACTTGTCGGTGATACTCCTTTCGACGAATGGCCACCAAATATACAAACACATTTAGCACAGCCGTGGGACTGTTCTAGTCGTAACCATGCTATCATTAGAATGGATCGAATTAGTTCTAGTCCGTGGTTGTGTAAACTAGCAGGTGAGTTTTATAATGGTAAGTACATGTTTACGGTTGATTATACTGACAGTTATATATCGGATGATCCAGCACAACATAAACAATCGCATGTGTTGGAATTAACATCAGGTCCTTATAAAGGATGTATAGTAGCATTACCAAACAATCGTGTACGTGTAACCAATCCTGCGCTATGGGCAGTTGGAGAAGGACCACCAGACTTTGTACCGTCACAGTGGGAACACTCCGCAGAACAACACGATAGTTATATGGACTGGGAAACAACATTTGATAACCTATATGAATGGGGAAAGAAAAAGAAATGAGTGAAGAAACTAAAAAATTTAAATATAAACGAAAACCAAATATTAAAGAAAAACTAGTTAGAAAATTTCACAAAGCAATCGGTAATGAAAATAAAATTACTAAAGCTATTGGTTTAGAAGAGGGAGAATTAGTTGACAAAACAGCCGAGGCATATAATGAAATTTTTGGTCGGGATATGTTTATGGAAAGAGCAAAAGAATTAGAAAAAGAAAGAACGAAAAAGAAAGATTCTAAAGCTAGTGGTGGTAAAGTTAAAAGTAAATTCTTTACTGGAGGAACAGTCAACCCATTATTTGGAGGAGAGTTCGATGACAGATAAAAACAAAAAACCAATGCTAACTGGTAGAATTGGAACCTTTAAAGGTAAGAAGTATGATGAAAAGCCAACTGATGCATATATAACAAAAGAAGATTTTAAAAAAGCTAAAGAAAAAGTTAAAAAAAGAAAAGGTAGTGGAGCATCTGGAGTTCCTATACGTTTAAAAGATATTACTGGTAGACCAGATCCAGCTAAGAAAAACTACATGGCTGGTGGTATGGTCAACCCATCATACGGAACTGACTTCGACGATAGGTAATTATGACAACTTCAGGCACAACAACATTCAATCTAGATATAGCTGACGTAATTGAAGAAGCTATGTCTATGTTAGGTGGCGAACAGACTCTAGGGTTTGAACCACTAGAGGCACGACGTACACTTAATCTTCTCCTTATCGATTGGATGAACCGTGGTATATTACTATGGAAACAAAACATTGCTACATTAGATATTACAAGCGGTACAGCTGAATATACATTACCCACTTCACTTATAGATATAACTGAATTAGTACATAGAACAGTTAGTGGTTCAACAACTACAGATTTAGCTTTAACAAGAATAACAATGGAATCTTATCAAAGAATCACAAACAAAACACAAACGGGTAGACCAACACAGTATGCTATAAACAGACTAAGAGATGCAGCAGAATTATATTTGTGGCCTACTCCAGATGCTACGACTACAGGTGGCACACCATTATTATCATACTTTAGTTTTAATAAAGTAGAAGATATAACCAAATCTAATCAAGATGCAGACATACCATTTAGATTCTTACCGTGCTTATCAACTGGTCTTGCCTATAAGATGTCTATCAAAAGACCAGGCATTACATCAGAACGAGCTAGTATGTTAAAACAGATGTATGAAGAAGAACTAACCTCAGCAATGTATGCTGATAAAGAAAGGGCTAGTCTTTTGATTAAGCCATCATTTAGGTTATAATGGCAAGAGGTAAGTATGCATACTTTATCTGTGACCGTTCAGGATTTAGATTTAAATATTCTGAAAGAGTCAGAGAGCCGACAGGATTAATTGTTGGAGCTTCGGAAACAGATGGTCGATATAATATTATAGATCATCCGCAGAACAAGACTCCAAGAATTGATGACAATGAAAACTTGAGGGATGCACGTCCAGAAGTCGTACTAGCTACAACTGGTGATGCTGGGTGGAGTCCTGATGATTCAACATTTACAAAGAGAGGTAACTAAAAATGGCCATTACACAAGCTGTATGTAATTCCTTTAAGTCAGAAGTTTTACAAGAAGGGCATCAGATTAAAACTGATACCTTAAAGATAGCTTTATTCACAAGTGTGGCTTCATTATCTGCGGGTACGGCTGCGTACTCAACGTCTAATGAAGTTGTATCAAGTGGTGGATATGCTCCTGGTGGAGGCACACTAACTGGTGTGACTATTTCACTTGGCGCAACATCTGCTGCAGGTGGAACAGCAATTATTGATTTTGCTGATATATCTTTTACAAGTACAACATTCTCAGCTAGAGGAGCATTAATATATAATTCATCTAATAGTAATAAAGCTATTGCTGTTTTAGACTTTGGGTCTGATAAAGTATCGACTAACGGTACCTTTACAATTTCATTCCCAGCTGCTGCTGCTGCCACTGCTATTATCACACTTTCATAGTCGAGGTTAATCGTCTATGTCTGTGGTTACTAGTGGATACAGTAGAAATACTTGGAACTCAGGTGCATGGAACCGTAGTGTTGTAGATCAATCGGTTACTGTAACAGGAGTTTCTCTATCTACTGCTCTTCGTTCTGTAGAAGTAACTATTCCAGGCACGGCTTTTGTAACTAACGCAGGAATAAATTTATCTCTTCGTAATGTAACTACAGCAGCTAATGCTAACTTAACACTAACAAGATTAAGTATAGGGTTTAGTTTACGATCAGCAACTGTTGAAGTTATTAAAACACATAATGTTACAGGGGTAGCATTAGTAACTACACTTCGTAGTTCAACTATTACAAGTAGTCCAAAAGTTATTCCGTCCCAAGTCATCGGATCATTTAGTCTTGGAACTCCTTTTATTAAAGCAGGTATTGATGTTGATGTTACTGGAGTAACAAGTGAATTTGACACAGGTAACGAAAGCTCACAAGCTGGAGCTAACCCAGTAATATACAATGGTGGTAAAACATTTAAAGTAACAGTTGTAAGTGTAGGTGGTAGTAATAAATACTTTATAGATGGCAGACAACAGTATGGTTTAAATTTAGTCAAAGATCGTGCACTGTTTACCTTTGATCAATCTGATAGTTCTAATAGTGGACACCCTTTACGATTTTATTTAGATGAAGGTAGAACTATACCTTTTACAACAAATGTACAGACTATAGGAACTCCGGGTAATGCTGGGGCTTACACACAAATATTTGTTGCGAATGATGGTCCAACTACATTATACTATCAGTGTAGTATACACGCAGGCATGGGTGGAAAAACAAACTTCCAACCATTAATTAGAACGAGAGTTATTTCTCCAAATATTAATGGTGATGGTAACTTGGTACTAACAGGAGTTAGTGCTAAATTTAGAACAAGAGTTAGAGGTATCTGGACACCTAAAGTTTTTGGAGGAACAAACGAAACGTGGAAGGCTAAACGAATATGAGCATAACATACAATCAATTGATAAATAGAATTAAGACGACAAGTGAAGACACAAGCACAGAGTTTGTAGGAGACATACCAGCTTTTATTGAAAGAGCCGAAGGAAGGCTTACAAGAGAAATAGATTCATATGGTGTTGTACAGTATGCAACATCAAACATGGTTATTGGTGATCCATTTTTAACTAAACCATTAAACACATTAATAATTAAAAACTTAAATATTTTAAAGTCTAATGGCACACGAATTAATTTATTACAAAAGACTGATGAATATTTAAATGATTATTGGCCACAACGCACAAGTACGGGTGTGCCTCGTTATTATGCTAACTTTGGATTTGATAGGCTGTTAGTATCACCTACACCAGTATCGGCCTATGATTGTGAAATGTCTTATATTGTCCAACCAACAGCAGCTACTTCTGTGCATCAAGAGAATTTCTTTACACAATATTGTTCTAATGCATTGTTTTATGCTAGTATGAAGGAAGCCTGTATGTTTATGAAAAATTATACAGCTGCTCAAGTTTGGGAACAAGAATACCAACGAGCATTTACTGACTTACTAAATGAAGCCAGAAGAACAAGACAGGATGATATGAGAAATAATGCCTCACCAGCTGGAGGTGATAACACATTAGTAAAGGGAAGTAATTAATTATGCCAAGTAGTTATACAACAAGACTTAGATTAGAAAAACAAGCTGATGGAGAAAATGCGAATACCTGGGGTGATCGTCTTAACCAACAAGTAATTGACATGGTGGACGAAGCCGTAGGTGGTGTCGTCGTTGTCAGTACAACAGGAGCAACAACTTCATTAACAGCTAGTAACGGAGCAGCCGACCAATCTCGTAATGCCGTATTAAGAATTGAAGGAACATTAGGATCAAACTCAACTATAGTGATCCCTAGTGTTGAAAAATTATACGTTGTTGACAACCAAACAACAGGTGGCACACATACCGTTAAATTAAAAACAGCCGCAACAACAACAAATGTTATAGCCCCTCGTGGTGGTTCAAAGTTTATTTATTGTGATGGAACAAATGTACATAATGCTGTTGACCCAGTAGGTGTAAGTGCACTATCTACAGAAGGTGGTGCCGTTGGTCCTATTACAGTAGGTGGCACGGTATCGGCTACGGCAGTCGTAGCTACTCGTATGACTGCTACAAGTATTTCAAGTTCAATCACAGATACTACCAAATTATTTGCAACAACAGCTATATCCGTTAGTGCTGTTGATTCACTAGGTAAACAATTAAGAATTACAAAGTCGGCTGTAGCTGACATTGTTTCATTAACTGATGCATCAACAATCTCAGTAAACTTCAACAGTGGTCAAAACTTTGATGTTAGATTAGGTGGTAGTAGAAACTTAGGTGCTCCAACGAATGTGCAAAAAGGGCAGACCGGGTCTTTCTTTATTCGTCAGGACGGTACTGGATCACGAACGTTATCATTTAATGCTGCTTATGATTTTGTTGGGGGCACGGCTCCTACACTAACAACGACAGCTTCTGCCGTCGACCGTATTGACTACGTTGTGTTATCGAGTTCTAGTGTGCATATGGCGGCATCACTAGATGTTAAATAATACAAGAGGTATAAATGGTATTTCAAAATAATGTTCTTATGGGTGCAAGTGGATCTGGCACAACCACATACTCTATAGACCAATCAATTAGGTTTAACTTTTCTGATAGTGCATATATGTCCAGAGCAGTTGGGTCTGGTGGTAACACTAAAACTTGGACATTTAGTTGTTGGTTTAAAATAGGTGTTTTAGGTTCACAAAGAAGTGTATCACCTTTTCTTTGGGCATGTCATCAAAGTGATGGCAATAGACTTCAGTTAAGTTTTGATAGTGGTAGTTTAGGAGTAGCTGGAGATTTTTTAAGCATATATGATGGTGCTTCTGCATCAGTTATTTTTAGAACAAATAGAGTTTTCCGTGACCCAAGTGCTTGGTATAATTTAGTATTAGTTTCTGATACTAGTAATTCAATCGCAAATGATAGGTTTAGAGTGTATGTAAATGGCAAAAGAGAAACCTCTTTTTCTACATTTAATGCACCAAGTTTAAATGCAGATTTAGGTTGGAATCAAAATGGATCAACTTATTATTTAGGTGATTATTTTGCAGCACATGGAACTTATGGGTTTGATGGATATA